GTGTTTAATACTAAGACCCTCAAGAAAATTGTTAAAGGTCTGGACAGTTTCAAAACAGTTTCAGGTGGCGACAACAGAGCAAGTCAAATGTATTTGCTAAACTTACAGAAACTGTTTTCAAGTGATGTAATCAAAGCCTTTAAGGAGTTAGATTATGAGCAAGCTTAACACTATAGTACCTGACATATACAGTATCCTTGAGAAACTTTCAGATGGTGAGCCTCTTCCAATAACGGAGGAGGCGCTTGATGAAACTATGGCATCCATGAAAGAAGCTATACTTCACTGGGCTACTCCCCGAAAGCGTGACACCGACTTCACTGTTAGAATGTCTAACGTAGGTAAGCCGTCTCGTCAGATGTGGTTTGAGAAACGAGACCCCAATGGTCGTGGCTCTGTTGATGGAGCAACACAGATTAAGTTCTTGTATGGTCATGTGCTTGAAGAGATTGTGTTGATGCTTGTTCGTATGGCAGGACACAATGTAACCGATGAGCAAAAAGAAGTTAAGGTTAACGGCATTGTAGGGCACATGGACTGTAAGATTAATGGCGAAGTAGTTGACGTTAAGTCTGCATCTAAGTTTGCATTCAATAAGTTTCAGAACGGAACACTAGCCGCTGATGACCCCTTCGGTTATCTCGGACAGCTTGCAGGGTATGAAGAAGCAGAGGGTACAGATGAGGGTGGCTTCCTTGTTATCAACAAAGAAAGCGGTGAGCTGTGTATGTACACTCCTGATGACTTAGATAAACCTAACATCAACACAAAAATAAATACTCTGTTAGATGAATTAAAACTTGACAAACCGCCTGAACTATGTTATACTCCCATACCTGATGGAAAGAAAGGTAATATGAAATTACCAAAAGGTTGTTCGTGGTGTAAGTATAAGCACGAATGTCACAAGGACGCTAACGATGGTGACGGTCTTAGAACTTTTAAATATTCTACAGGCTATACATATCTCACTGAAGTCGTAGCAGAACCCAAGGTGGATGAGGTACTATGAATCGTAGGAAAAGCAAAAGAATCTACAAGCAAGCAAAGAGGCTTCAGCTCGAATGGCTGAGGTCTCTAGTTGACGAAGTAGAAGCAGAAAAAATTAACGCAGATAATATGGAAGAGCTTCTTCCTGACCAGAGACATGTTCTTGGTCAAGGTCAAATGCGACTAAGCTTCTATACCGATAAGTGGCTGAACAAAAAGATTAAGCAGCTACTTAAAATATTCCCAGAGAAAGAAGTGGAAGACGTTACAAGCGAGGACATAGTATGGAAGATGTCGAGACGCTAGGAATAGAAGACGCTATAATAGCTATCGGAAGCTACTTATATAATTCAAACAAGACAATCGCTGATGTCGATGAGAGTTTTTTAGAAGCGCTACTGCTTCTAGTTAGCGTTGAGCTTGAAAGCAGGGAGGCAACACTACATTGAAAAAAGTTAGGAAGGGCTTTAGAAAGCCAAGAGTCAAAAGACCAGTAGACAAAAACTTAGTTAAAGGCTATGACTCTAACTGGGAATATGAACTCCACTCAGGTATCCTAGATGCTTGGGAACATCATGTTGATAAAGTTGAGTACACTGTTGACCACAAGTATGAGCCAGACTTTGTTAAAGTTATTGACGGCAAGAAGATATTGCTTGAAGCAAAGGGCAGGTTCTGGGACAGCGCTGAATACAGTAAGTACATCTGGATTAACAAAGCCCTTCCTGATGATATTGAGTTAGTGTTTTTGTTTGCTAACCCAAGCGCACCAATGCCACAGGCTAAGGTACGCAAGGATGGAACAAGACGTTCGCACTCAGAGTGGGCAGACAAGAATAACTTTAGATGGTTTAGTGAAGATAGTATACCCGATACTTGGATTAACATAAAGAAAAGAGAGGACTTTAAGGATGAGCATTAATGACGCAACCCCTGCTGATTGGGACAGGACAACTTTTAAAAAGAACAGAATGGGTGAACCTACATTCGATGAGTATATGAAGAGGCTTAACTCTAGTTGGGTGTTTGACAATACATCAGCTGCAGATTCTAGGGCTACTGAAGATGCAGTGCAGTTCAAGGACTGTTGGGATGAAGCAGAGATTGATGATGTTAACAGCCCATCGCACTATAACTATGGTAAGGTAGAGTGCATAGAAGCCATTGAAGAAAGCATGACACCTGAAGCTTTTAAAGGCTACCTAAAGGGCAACGCTATTAAGTATCTGTGGCGCTACGAAAGAAAGTCAAACTCACTACAAGACTTACAGAAAGCTACGTGGTACTTGAACAGGCTTACCGAAACAAATTTAGTTGACGATGAGTAAGTGGTGGCGTATCTGGGCTAAGTCTCTTGGAGAAAAAGTAGGAGAGACAGACAAGCAAGCAGATACAGTGGCAGCCATCAGAACTTTCTGGTGGTTAGTCCACATAGCTACATGCTTTATGATTATTATAAACAACGCTAAAAATTTAGGTTGGTGGTAATGGACAGAAAAGAAGAGAGGCGCAATAGCTTTAAGCGCAAAAAAGAATTTAAAAAACTCACAAGGTCTTCTAAAGTTAAGACCGAAAAGAAAAAAACCAAAAGGAATCAAGATGACTTTTTATATATGGAAGAGATTGTTCAGTCTGGAACTGAGGAATGGTATAGGGATTGACCTAGAATTTTGTGATAGCCGTCCCGTGTGGACTATTAAAGATGGCGAACAAGGCGTGATGCCTTTCGAGGGCGCTGTAATAATGCTACCCTTCTTAACTTTATCTATCGGCAATGTGTATGAGGAGGTTTAACATGAGAGCAAGACATAAATATTTTATAAAAGCAATTGCACTATTTTTAATTTCACCAGTATTTGTACCCGCAGTAATCCTATGGGAAAACAAGAAAGATATTGCTGCTTTCTACAAAGAGTTCTGGGAAGCTGTAACATTTACTCACTCTGAATATGACGGCATGGAGTAATAGATGGACAAGTATCAACAGTTTATACATAAATCACGATACGCTCGATGGCTTTCAGCCGAGGGTAGGCGTGAGACTTGGGAAGAAACAGTACAAAGATATGTAGACTTCTGGGTTAACCGCAAACAAGTAGACAAGAAAACAGCTGAGCGTTTGTATGATGGAATCGTAACACAGAAAGTGATGCCATCTATGCGCTGTATGATGACAGCGGGTGAAGCACTAGACAAAGATAACGTAGCGGGGTTTAACTGTAGCTACCTAGCCATCGACTCGCCTCGAAGCTTTGATGAGTTGATGTACGTTCTTATGTGTGGAACAGGTGTTGGCTTTAGTGTTGAGCGTAACTTCATCAACAAGCTACCAGTCGTGGCTGAAACATTCCACACTACAGATACTACGATTGTAGTTTCCGATAGTAAGATTGGTTGGGCTAGTGCATTCCGTGAGTTGATTGCTATGCTATATGCAGGTAAGATACCAAAGTGGGACATGAGTAAGATTCGTCCTGCAGGTGCTAGACTCAAGACCTTTGGTGGTCGTGCATCAGGTTCTGCTCCACTGGCTGACTTGTTTAGATTCTGTGTAGAAGTCTTTCAGAAAGCAGGCGGTCGTAAGCTAACAAGCATTGAGTGTCATGATGTTGTATGTAAGGTTGCAGACATTGTAGTTGTTGGAGGTGTTAGACGTTCAGCACTTATAAGTCTATCAAACCTATCAGACATTCGCATGGCTAAGGCTAAGACAGGTGCGTGGTGGGAAGCAGATGGGCACAGACGACTAGCTAACAACAGCGTAGCGTACACAGAGAAGCCAGACTTCGAAGCCTTTATAAACGAGATGAAGACTCTATACGAAAGCCGTGCAGGTGAACGAGGATTGTTTAGCCGTGTAGCTGCTCAAAACATTGCAGCTCGTAATGGACGTAGAGATTCTGAACAGGACTTTGGTACTAACCCTTGCTCTGAGATTATCCTACGCAGCAATCAGTTCTGTAATCTATCTGAGGTTGTTGTACGTGAAGATGATACAGCTGAAACACTAAAGGAAAAAGTAGAGTTGGCTGCCATCATTGGTACACTTCAAGCTACTCTTACAGACTTTAGATACCTGCGAAACATTTGGCACAAGAACACATCCGAAGAAGCACTACTCGGACTAAGCATGACAGGTATAATGGATAACAAATTATTGTCTGGTCAAGAAGACCAAGCAGAACTAGAAAAGACTTTGGAGAGTTTAAGAGATGTCGCTATTGCAACCAATAAGAAGTGGGCTAAGAAGCTTGGCATTGAACAGTCTGCGGCTATTACTTGCGTTAAGCCTAGCGGTACTGTGTCTCAACTTGTCGATTCTGCTTCTGGGATTCACCCTCGTTTCTCTAAACATTACATTCGGAGAGTACGTTCAGACAAGAAAGACCCGCTTGCAGTCTTTATGGAAGCAGCAGGATTCCCAGTAGAACAA